GAGAACGACTGGCACAGATTCATATTGATTTATTAAATGCAGGCGCTGCCTCAGTGTCATGGGTTGCGGTATTTAGTGAGCCTGATCGGTTTGGGGGAGATGCAGCCTTTGCCGAGGCCCTCTCTTATTATCCTTCAGTCATAGGTATGTTTGAAACAGAAGGGTTCCGTGACATTCCAAGCACTGAAGGCACGGTTATCCTGGGCGAAGAAGTTGGCGGCATTATGGCTGCAGGTGTAACGCAGAACATTAAGGTGCTGCGAGACGCTGCGCTCCAGGGAATCGTATCTGCACCGGTTGATGTAGATAACCTGGTGCGACGCATGCCCCTGCTAATGAGAAGCCCAGAAGGCTGGATGGCCAGTTTTGGCACGCAGATGCTCAAGGCTATCACTGGCACGACAACCTATGTTATCAAGACTAGCCCTGGTGGCGCAATTCAGGAGATAAGAGTCAAGCAGCTCAACCCTATTCCTACTGACTCTGATGGCAGGGTATGGGTAAACTGGGTTGTTCCACATGGAACATCTTTATCTGAGATGGATGTTGCAGGTAAGATGGTGGTTGTGGGCACAACGGCTAAAGGTATACTTCCGCAGGTAGCCACCCCCGCGGGGCTTTTATACCCTCACCAGGTACAAGCAGCATTAGCTGAAACTATTCTTCATGCCAGCAACAAGCGCATGCCCATGATTCCGCAGCAAGCATTGTTCTATGAGGCGTTAAACTTTATCTTTGGGGTCCTGTTGGTTTTTATAGCCCTTAATTACTTTGGTGTATACCTGGGCCTTTTAGCATCACTGTTATCTATGGTTGCAATGGGGGTGCTTGGGGTGCAATTAGTGCAGCGAGGTTTTTTAATAGATGTTACCTGGACCATTATCTCTCAGTTTATTGTTGCAGCTGTTACCTTTTATTTAAGCTACAGGGATCAGTACAAGCTCAGGCAGCAGATTAAAAAGCAATTTGAACACTACCTAGACCCTCGGCAAGTAAAACGGTTACAAGACGATCCAAGCCTATTGAAGCTCGGCGGGGAAAAGCGGTACTGTACGTTCTTGTTTACAGATGTAAGAGGCTTCACGGCGCTATCAGAGAGCGTCACTCCTGAAGAAGTCACCTACATTATGAACAGGGCTCTTACGGCGCAACAATCCGCAGTAGAAAAATACGACGGCCTCACTGACAAGTACATCGGAGACGCCATGATGTCAATTTTTGGAGCGCCACTGGACTTAGAAAACCATGAGGATGCAGCAATAGCGACCGCCAAACAGATACAGGTAAACATGATAGAGCTCAACATTGAGTTTGCTGAGAAAGGTCTGCCCCCCATAAAAATCGGGATAGGCATAAACAGTGGGTATGCGATTGTGGGCAATATGGGTTCGGAGCAACGCTTTGACTATACGGCCATAGGAGATGCGGTTAATGTAGCGGCCAGGCTAGAATCTGGGACTAAGGCGGCGGGTGTTGATATACTAATAGGAAACAATACTGCACAAATGTGCAATAGTGCGTTACAATTATTACCACCCATTAAAGCAAAAGGCAAAGCTGAGAAGCTAATTGTGTATACTTTGATTAACGAGGACTAAAAATGATTACCATTAATGACGTAACCTACGAAGAAGCAGATTTAACCCCAGAAGCAATCGCTAATGTTGCTCGTGTTAACGAGTTAAGACAAGAGCTTAACTCACATCAAATGCGTGTCTCAGAACTTAATGTTTTAATTTCTGCTTACGCTAACGCAATCAAAGCAAGCGTTGAAGTGGTTGAAGAGGAGGCTGTTGAAGCATAATGGCTACAGTAAAAGAGTGCATTGTACGGTTAGAGTCGCATGAGAAGGAATGTCTTGTGCGGTATACGAATATTGAAAAGCGCCTGGACGAAGGAAGCGCAAAGTTTAGGCGCCTAGAAAATATGATGTGGAGTTTGTTTCCTTTTATATTAATCTCAATAGCCACGGCTAAGTGGCTCTAGGAGTAACTATGCTATCAGCACTGATAGGCCCAGTAACCGGACTTTTGGATAAATTCATTGAGGACAAAGATCAGAAGAATGCTTTAGCGCATGAAATTGCTACGATGTCCGAGAAACATGCTATGGAAGTGGCTAAAGGCCAGTTAGCTGTTAACGCAGTTGAAGCGGCCCATAAGTCCTTGTTTGTGGCCGGATGGAGACCGTTTGTTGGGTGGATCTCTGGAATCGGCTTACTCTACAATGTGTTGATTGCACAGGTTTTAGGAATCTGGTTTGAAGTGCCAGAAGTTGATCCATCTTTGTTGACTCCCATATTGATGGGCATGCTCGGCATGGGAGCCATGCGCTCCTACGAAAAGACAAAAAATGTTGCGAGAGAAAAATGACTGATTTTAAAAACGATAACTTTAAATACTTTAAGCTCTCAGATTTTGATTGCCAAGAAACTGGCGAAAATGGTATGTCTTTTGATTTTATTCACGCTCTTGACCAGTTAAGGGCGGCCTGTGCCTTTCCTTTTATTATTACAAGCGGCTACAGAAGTAAAAACCACAGCATAGAGAAAGCAAAAAAAATTGCAGGAACCCATGCATACGGCATTGCCGCTGACATTAAAGTCTCTGGAGGCGCGCAGCGTTTGGCGATTGTTAAACATGCGTCCGCTATGGGGATGTCTGTAGGTGTAGCCAAGTCCTTTGTGCATGTAGATGTTCGCAAAACCCCAGCTATGTGCTGGTGTTACTAGAATTTTATGGCTGGCTTGGACCTAAAAGACTTTGACATACTGTCTGAGCAAGAACAGACGGAGGCAATGGCTCTCATTAGCCGTTATGATCGGCTAGAAAAACAAGAAGAGTGCCAGGGTGACTTCATTTCTTTTGTAAAGCATATGTGGCCTGAATGTATCCTGGGCAGGCACCACCGTATTATTGGTGAAAAATTTAACAGGATTGCCCAGGGTAAACTCAAGCGTTTAATCGTTTGTTTGCCACCTAGGCATTCTAAGTCTGAATTTGCCTCTACCTTCTTACCGGCCTGGATGATGGGTTTGCGTGGGGATCTCAAGATAATCCAAACAACGCACACCGCGGAGTTAGCTGTACGGTTTGGTCGTAAGGTCAGAAACATTATTGACAGTGAGGATTATCAACACGTTTTTCCTGAGCTGAAGCTGCAATCTGACAACAAAAGCGCCGGTCGATGGACCACTAACCAGGAAGGTGAATCTTTCTATGCTGGTGTTGGTGGCGCTATCACAGGTCGTGGTGCCGATCTTCTAATTATTGATGACCCTCATTCTGAGCAAGATGCACTGTCGCCAACGTCGATGGACGCAGCCTATGAATGGTATACCTCTGGTCCTCGGCAGCGTCTGCAGCCAGGCGGGATCATTGTTATTGTAATGACTAGGTGGAGCACTAAAGACCTGGTTGGCAAGGTGTTAAAGCGCCAGGGCGACGAGCATGCCGATCAGTGGGAGGTTGTAGAATTTCCTGCAATCATGCCTGAGTCTGATGAGCCCCTATGGCCAGAGTTTTGGAAGAAGGAGGAGCTGCTAAGTGTTAAGGCTTCACTGCCTATTTCCAAGTGGAATGCACAGTGGATGCAGCAACCTACCGCGCAGAGTGGCGCCATAGTAAAAAGAGAGTGGTGGCAGTTATGGGAAGATGAGCGCGTGCCATCCTACAGCTACATTATTCAATCCTATGATACTGCCTTTTCTGCAAAGGAAACGGCTGACTATTCTGCCATCACAACCTGGGCGGTTTTTGAGCCGGAGGCGGAGGGTCCAGAAGCTATTATGTTGCTGGATGCTAAGCGTGTTCGTTTAGACTTTCCAGAACTGAAGAAATTGGCGTATGATGAGTATAAATATTGGGAGCCTGATTGCGTATTGATTGAAGCAAAGGCAAGCGGCACCCCTTTGACGCAGGAATTGCGTAGGATGGGGATACCCGTGGTGGCATATACACCGAGTCGAGGTCAGGATAAGATAGCTAGAATGAATTCTGTAGCCCCTATATTTGAATCTGGAATGGTGTGGGCCCCAGAGGAAGCCTTTGCAGACGAGGTTATTGACGAGATGGCAGCTTTCCCTTTTGGTGAGCATGACGATTTTTGTGATAGTGCTACAATGGCATTAATGCGGTTTAGGCAAGGTGGCTTCCTGAGCCTAGAATCTGATTATAAAGACGAGGCCCAATTCTTAAATAGAGGCAGGGTGGTATATTACTAATGGCTATTGAAAAAAGAAATTTAGGGACTGAGGACGACGCAGATATTATTACGTTGGGTTCTAGCATGGAAGTCATGCAAGAGCCGTCACGCCAGGACATGATACGCGATGCTGCCGAGATCTTGGTGACAGAAAAAGACATCTTAGTCGATGACGAAATTGGTGAAATTGACGAGGCGCTGCAGGTTGATTTTAACGCCAACCTAGTAGACTTCCTTGATAAATCAGACCTCAACCTCCTTGCTGGAGATGTTCTTCAGTCTATTGATGCAGATAAAGAGTCACGCAGTGATTGGGAAAAAACATACACAGATGGATTGAAGTACCTTGGCATGAAGTTTGATGACGCTAGGTCCACTCCCTTCCAGGGCAGCTCTGGTGTCATTCACCCTATTCTTGCAGAGGCTGTTACTCAATTCCAGGCGCAGGCTTATAAAGAGTTGTTGCCAGCTAAAGGCCCAGTTAAAACAGAGATAATGGGTGCTAGGACACCGGAAGTTGAAGCCCAGGCTGAGCGCGTTCAGGAGTTTATGAACTTCTACATTATGAACGTCATGCAGGAGTATGATCCAGAGCTGGATATGCTGTTGTTCTACTTGCCCCTGGCAGGATCTGCGTTTAAGAAAGTTTATTACGACACGGTTAAGAAGCGTGCATTGTCAAAATTTATCATGCCGCAGGACCTAATAGTTCCTTATGAGGCTTCGGATCTTAGCTCGGCAGAGCGTGTTACTCACGTTTTAAATATGTCTAAGAATGAAATCAGGAAGCAGCAGCTCTCTGGTTTTTACGCTGATATAGAGCTCAAAGGCGGAGGTCAACACTTTAGTCGATCTGAGATTGAAGAACAAATTGATGAGATTGAAGGCCAGTCGCCAAGTTACCAGGAAGATCGAGACCATGTAGTCTATGAGACGCATTGCGTCCTGGACATACCAGGTTTTGAGGACGTTGGAGAAGACGGCGAAGAGACCGGCTTAAAATTACCTTATATTGTTACGATTGATTCCGGCAGCCAGCGGGTGCTATCTATCAGGCGTAACTACCTAGAGAATGATCCCTCTAAAGATAAGATCAACTTCTTTGTGCAGTACAAGTTTTTACCTGGCCTTGGATTCTATGGGTTAGGCTTGAGCCACATGATTGGCGGCATATCTAAAGCGGCTACTTCTATTCTTCGGCAGCTCATTGATGCCGGCACCTTGGCTAACCTGCCAGCTGGCTTTAAAGCACGCGGAATGCGGATACGAGATGAAGATGAACCGCTGCAGCCAGGTGAGTTTAGAGACATTGACACGACTGGCGCGTCATTAAAGGATAATTTAATACCGCTACCCATTAAAGAGCCCAGCAACGTATTGCAGGGAATGCTTTCAATGTTGGTTGATTCAGGCAAGCGATTTGCCAGTATTGGTGACATGAACATAGGTGATGCTAACCAGGCTATGCCTGTAGGCACGACCGTTGCTCTCTTAGAGCGTGGCACTAAGGTGATGTCTGCGATTCATAAGCGCCTGCATTACTCGCAGCGCCTAGAGTTTAACCTTCTAGCCCAGGTATTTGCAGAGTATCTTCCGCCCAGCTATCCATACCAAACTGGCAGCGGGCCCCAGGAAATTAAGGGTGAAGACTTTGATGGCCGTGTAGATATCATTCCGGTTAGTGATCCCAATATCTTTAGCCAGAGCCAGAGAATTACGTTGGCGCAAGAGCTCCTGCAAATGGTGCAGAGCAACCCAGAGATTCATGGCCCCCAGGGCATGTATGAGGCGTACCGAAGAATGTATGCAGCCCTAGGCGTAGATAACGTAGATTCTTTATTAACGCCCCCACCACCACCACCGCCACCACCGCCACCTGTTGATTCTGGCATGGAAAACGCTGGATTTATGATGGGTCAACCGGCTAACGCATTCCAGCCTCAGAATCACCAGGCTCACATTGACACGCACAGATCGTTATTTATGACTGAGGTGGTTAAAACCAACCCTCAGCTGCAGGGCGGCATATTGTCTCACATTATGCAGCACTTGCAGTTTATGGCTAATGAGGCGTCGCAAGAACAGATACCGGAAGAAGTCCAGCAGCAGATACAGGAAATGCAGCAGCAAGGACAGTCAGGCGAGATGCCTCCAGAGCAAATGGCGGCAATGCAGGCAGATATTCAAATGATGCAGGAAGGTTATAGTGCTCCGATAATGGCGCAGCTTACTCAGGACCTATTGGCGTCGATTGATACTGGGTCAGAAGAAGATCCATTGGTTGCCATTAGGCAGCAAGAGCTACAGCTGAGAGATAAAGAGATAGACCAGGATGCTGAGCAGTTTGAGAAGAAGCAAGACTCTAGGCAGAATGAGAGCCTGCAGGATGTTGCTATAGCTCAGCAGAGAATCAATACGACTAAAGAGGTCGCTGACGATAAGTTGGGCATAGCTGATCGCCGTTTGGATCAACAAGCCAATCTAAAGCTGGCCGAAATGAGAGCCAAATTTGGAGGTATAAGATGACTACAAGTTATATTTTACAATCCCAGCAGGAGCTGCGTGATCTGAAAAAAATGGAGCGTGATGCTGAGTCTTTAATACAGGCGCAAGCGGTTGCAAGCGCTGAGGCTAAAGCTGAAGCAAGCAAAGCCTGGAATGCGTCAAAGACTGATCGAGTTAATGGTACTGTTCCAGCACCTGTAGAGTTAGAGCGTGCTAGGACTGATGCAGGCCATTTTGTGGCAGATGATCCAGCAACTCCTGATGTAAATGAAGCGTATGTTCCTAAGAAGAAGGCTGCACCTAAGAAGAAAGCTGCAGCAAAACCTAAAGCCAAAGCTAGGAGTAAGAAGTAATGCCATTAGATAAAGGTAAGAAATCGGTAGGTAAGAATATTAAAAAACTCCGGTCTGAGGGTAAGCCTCAAGCTCAAGCTGTTGCTATTGCGATGAAGACCGCTAAGGGTATGAAGATGGGCGGAGAAGTTAAGCGCATGAAGACCAGGGGCACTGGTGCTGCTACTAAAGGCTTGTACTATTACGAGAAAGTCTGATGGATGAGTTGAATCTGGCTAGTCGCATAAAAAGGACTATAGCTGATCGTCGCATGCAGATTCAAGAAGTGCTGATGAATGGTATGCTCAAAGATATAGATCATTATAAAAGTTTGCAAGGTCAACTAGAAGTGTTAAACTTAGTAGAAATGACCATAAAAGACTATTATAAGGAGAACAAGTTTGAGTAAGAAGAAATCCAGTATTGACAGTGCTTATGTAGAAGGTGATGAGCGAACCTTAGATCCGCGATTGATAGAGCTAAGCCTGGTTGAAAGGATGCCCACGCCTACCGGTTGGCGCATGCTTGTTTTACCTTATGCCGGCCAAGGCCA